CCTGTCTGCGCCCGATGTACATTTCTGGCCCCCGTTTTTTAGAACAAGCGTTCTATGAAATAGAGAAAAATTAACTTGCTTAATTTAACAATGCAAGGATAATATCAAAAAGGGGAATAAAATAATCCTTGACAGATAATCTAATATAATATATTGGATTAGAAAAGTTTAACAAGGAGAACCGAATATGCCAAACTATGTAACAAATAAACTTATTTTTGATATCGAAAAATCACAATAAATTTTTAATGTGGTTTGCCCAGAAGGTAGGTTTGATTTTGAAACACTTATCTCTAGCCCTTCCCAAATATATCGAGGTGATTTAGCATCAGAAGATCAACAAGATTTCCCTTGTAATTGGTTTGATTGGCAAATGCAGAATTGGGGTACAAAATGGGGTGCATCCGGCCAATCATGTGGGGTAGAAAATGGAAAAGCTTTTATTAAATTTGATACAGCATGGACTGTCCCTTATCCCATAATTTCTGCATTTGCTAATCGATTTAAAATTCCCTTTGAGCATCGTTATTTTGATGAAGGACATAATTTTTGGGGAATAGAAAAATGGGAGTTTGGGGGATTTAGTAAAAGTAAAATTAGTCGCATAGGAAAAATAAAAAACGAGCAAGCTGACCATGATAATCTTTGTGTTGAATTAGAGGGATATGATCCAAGAGAGCGGGATTAGGTTTGTTTTTACCCGGCTCCACGAGGTTAGCGAATTACGCGGTAATCAACAAGATCGACCTCCTAGTTATCGCGGCTAACGGGCAACTTGTGGAGCCGGGTAAAAACAAAGAAAGGAAATAATTAAGTGGAATGGAAGAACGGGTTAACGAGTGATGAAAAGAAAAGGCGTAAAGAAGATTGGCATAAGTGGTTTGCGTGGTTCCCGGTTGTGATTGGGATTACGGCTGATCATCATAGGATTAAGGCTTGGTTGCAGGTCGTTGAAAGAAAGGGAAGGTTTAAAAGATATACAATAGATTATACCAACTATTATAATTATTATTATGAATACCGAAAACTAGAAAAAAAAGAAGGCTAACATGGAAGAATTAAAAATTAACCAAGAAGTCGGGAAGCTCCTCAATCATCTTTGTTCCCAGAACTTGAAACCGGAAGAGAAGATCGCAGTGCTGCATTCGGCGATTGCAGTTGTTGAGCAGACCAGATTACAACAGGTTATTTTGGAATCATTATCAAGAGCGTTTGCGCCGATTGAGAGGAAGACGATTAATTAAAAATATCTGGCTGTAGCGTAGTGGTGACGCACTCGGTTTGGGGCCGAGATCACGGAGTTTCAATTACTCCCAGCCAGACCAAAATAATAACCAAGTTAAAGGAGATCATCAATGGGAGAAGCAGTTCGTCGTCAGCAATTAGGGTTTAATCAAGGCCAGCAGCAGATCAACATTGATTTATCACAAACCGAGCAGCGAATTTGCAGTAATTGTGAATCCAAATATTTTCAACCAGCGATAAAAATTCATGTTTTGTCCGCTATACTATCTCCAACTGGAAAGGAGTTACCAATCCAAGTTCCTGTGTTGCTGTGTGTAAAATGTGGACAGGAATTGGACTTGGGAACCGGGATTAGTTAATAATGTCTACAACCTCAAGCATCCCATCGCGTCCATGTACATATCCAGGTTGCCACAATTTCGCTATTCATGGCCGCTGTGAACTTCATATCTCGCAATACAAAAAGAAATATGATATAAAAAGAGATAAGGAAGATCCAGATAGGAAGTTTATCCATAGCAATAGATGGCGGACGATTAGAATGATTAAGTTGGCGAATGATCCGCTGTGTGAGAAGTGCATGGAACAGGAAATTATTAAGGTGGCTGTTTTAGTGCATCATGTAGACAAGGATGAGTCGAATAACGAGGATGAAAATCTAATGTCGGTGTGCAATGATTGTCACGAGATGCTTCATAAAGGAACACGATTCGGGAGGAATAAATAATGCCAGCAAGACGTGGATCAGGGGCCAAAGTAATCCCCATGACTCAAAAAATAGCACAGGGAACCTATCGTAAGGACCGCGATAAAACCCTTGATAAGCCACCTGTAAGTGACGATATCGCAGTTGCCCCCACATGGCTTAATAAACGTGCACAGCAGATATTCACCGAGATCGTAAAAGACACACTGGAACCGCTTAAATTGGCTTCCAAGACCTACGCACAATCCATCGCTGACTTGGCATCAGCCATTGAGAAAGTCGAGCGCTACACCATGTTTTTAGATGCCAATGGGGAAACCTATATATGCACAGGGTCGATGGGACAGTCAAAGATTACCGACCGGCCCGAGGTTCAGAAATTAAAAGATGCGAATTACCGGAAACTGATATTATGTACTGAGTTTGGCCTGACTCCGTGTTCGTTTGGAAAGGCCGGTGGGGTCAAGAAGGCAAGTAAAGACGTAAATCCATTTGATGGGTTTTAATTAAAAAAAGAAAGGTAGCCTAATATGACAACAGACGAAGCTTTTGAGAAATGGTGTCCAATGGCAAGAACGAATTATTCTAGTGATCAAGGGAACGCTGCCATTAATAAAGTAGATTACGGTGACGTAAATAACGAAACAAGGTGTATTTCGGAAGAGTGCATGATGTGGAGATGGAACCGAATATCAAAAGTAAAGAATGACGGGTATTGTGGTCTAGCGGGAATAATTACAAAATGACATATACCGAAGTTGCTCTCAAATACTGTGACGACATCCTCTCTGATGCTATTCCTTCATGCAACAATATTAAACTTGCATGTAAGCGACATTTATCTGATATAGAAAAATCAAAACTACCAGACTATCCTTATCGTTTTGATGATAAATTAGCCAACAAGCGATGTGCGTTTTCCGAAAAGATGTTTCACACAAAGGGGAAGTGGGCCAATAAACCTATCAAACTAGAACCACATCAAGTATTTTTTGAGTGCGCGGTCTGGGGATGGGTTAAGAAAAAAAATAATAAGCGCCGATTCAATCTTGCCTTTTTACTCATCCCCAGGAAGAACGGCAAGTCAATAATCGCAGCGATCTCAGGACTTTACGGACTTGTAGCTGATGGCGAGCATGGTTCTGAGTGCTACAGCGGGGCTAACACAGAGAAGCAAGCCTTAGAAGTATTCCGTCCAGCCTGGCAGATGTCTAAAAATAATCCTGCGTTTTGTGATCACTTTGGAATATCGCTATCTGGAACTCCAAAAAATCCAACATCAATTTATCGCCTATCTGATATGTCTCGATTTGAATTAGTTGTTGGCATTCCCGGAGATGGAGCCTCGCCCCATTATGCAATCGTAGACGAGTTCCACGAAAGTAAAAACTCCAGTCAATTCGATACCTTCTCCACGGGAATGGGAGCTAGAGAGCAACCGTTATTGCTTGTTGTCACTACCGCTGGAATGGATACTTCCACGCCTTGTTACGATCTTTATCTTCGCGCTCAAAAAGTATTAGAAGGAACCATTCAAGACGATTCAATATTCGCATTGATGTATGGAATCGACCCAGAGGACAAATGGGATGATTTTGAGAATTGGAAAAAAGCTAATCCTAATTATAAAATATCTATCGAAGAAGATTATCTCAAACGCAAGTTTACCGAAACCCTTACTGATGTATCAAAGCAAAATATCAATCTTACAAAACATCTAAACGTCTGGACCAATGCCGGTTCTGCTTGGATGAACATGACCAAATGGGCGGCGTGTCACTGGCCGGAAGCTAATATCGAAAATTACAAAGGTCAACGATGTTTTAACGCCTTGGATTTAGCTTCTAAGATTGATATTTGTGCTGACATATCCCTATATGAAGCCGAGCGTGTTATCAATGGCGAAACGGTTTCCGGTTACGTATGCTTTGCTAAATACTATCTCCCCGAAGAAACCATTAATCTCGCCGGAAATGAACACTATATCAAATGGGTTAAGGAAGGCTGGATTACGCAAACTCCCGGAGCTAGAACAGATTTCCTATACATTGAAGACGATCTTAAATCCATCCATGCGCATTCACCTATAGAAGAACTTGCGTTTGACCCCAGAGAAGCCACCTATCTAATCAACAACGTATCCGATTGGCTGGGGACTCAATTTATAGATGGCCATGAAATCAGCCGGTGTATTGAAATGAACCAAGGTCCAGCCCTGATGTCGGAACCCATGAAGGAAGTCGAGGCGCTGATATATTCCAACCGGCTCTGGCATAATGGCGACCCGGTGCTAACCTGGATGATGGGTAATGTGGTTAAGAAGCAGGGTAGAAACTCAGGCCCGGTTAAATACTATTACCCAACCAAGGAAAAGAATGAGTTTAAGATAGATGGAGTTGTAAGCTTAATTATGGCAGTTAGTCGGGCAATGAAAAAGGGCGACAACAAAAGTGTATACGACAACAAGTCAAAAGAGGATATTAAAAAAATGTTGCTGGGGCAGGAATAATTATGGCATACAAAAGTTATTACAATTACTTAGCTGATTTTGGCGGCGGTCAGATTGATTCTAAATTAGCTGACGAATGGTTACTAGAGTCCGATAAAGATTTTAGCAACATAGTAAATAGAATCAAACATGATGATCGGATCGCAACTTATGGCATAGAGCCAATGGAATTATGCGAACTGGTGGAGGGGTAATAGTAATTACGACACCCACCACGTAGCCGCTAGGTCGCGGGGGCGCAACGCTAGCCCGCCGCAGACCGATTAAGCGGCGTTATACGGACACCAACACCCAAAATAGAACATCCGTTCCAATTTCCCCATCTTTTTTCTTGACTTATTCCCCGGTTTCACTTATTATTCTATCAAATAGGTAAATTTATATCGTTTTACCATGTCCATCTTTAACCATAGAAACTATCCACAGACCTGATTACTACAATAAAATTAGGTAGTTTCTATGGTTGTCTAATGCGGATACCGCGAAAAATAGCCAATTTTTTTAATAATCTTAGCCTCAGCGATCCCAAGTCTTGGAATCCGTCTCTATGGAATATCTTCGGTTCCCAATCCAGCGCCGGTGAAAACGTAAACGAATACACAGCCCTTAACTATTCCGCTGTCTGGGATGCAATTAATATTTATGTTAACACAATCTCCACGCTCCCTTTGCATCTTATGTACGGCGATGGAGCCAAGAACGTAAAAGCCAGTAATCACAAACTCTATAATGTCATGCACAGCCGCTTCAATCCCATGATGACAGCAGAAAACGGTCGTGGGGTTATGGTCGCTCATCTGAAATCATGGGGAAACGCCTACGCCGAGAAAGTTTATGATGATTTAGGTAACATTGTCGAACTCTGGCCAATTACCCCGGATCGCGTAAACGTGGTCTTGGAATCCGGCGAAGTGGTTTATAAAATCAATGTAGGCAGCGAAACCAAATCATTTAGCCGTGCCAAAATTCTGCACATCCCCGGCTTAGGGTTCGATGGGTTAATCGGCTATTCTCCGATCACAATGGCCCGTAAATCAATTGGCCTTGGCATGGCAATGGAAACCTATGGCTCCCAGTTCTTTAGCCAAGGAACCCATCCTGGTGGCATAATAACCCATCCAACAGCACTTAAAGACCCCAAGGCGTATAGGGAAGCTTTTGAGGAAATCTATACAGGGTTATCCAATGTGCAGCGGGTTATGTTGCTTCAAGAGGGCATGAAATTTGAAACCATCGGATTGCCTCCCGGAGACATGCAGTTCTTAGAAGGCCGACAATTCCAGATTCCAGAAATCGCACGTTGGTTCCAATTACCTCCGCATAAACTCAAGGATTTAACCCAGGCATCCAACAACAACGTGGAATCTGAGCAGATTTCATTTGTAACCGATTCCATATTACCAGTGTGTATTAAACTGGAGCAGAATTTCGATCTACAGCTCCTAACCAAACAGGAAGCCCTACACAAAGGCTTATACTTCCGTCATAATCTTGATGGTTTATTGCGTGGCAACCAGAAAGAACGTGCTGAGTATTACCGTATTATGTTTGGTATCGGAGCCATGTCGCCCAATATGATTAAGGAAAAAGAAGGATTTGATCCAGTTGATGGCGGCAATGAGCACTTTGTTCCACTTAACATGATACCCCTAAGTCGCATGGGTGAATACTTAGATATGATGAAAAAATCTCCACAAGCACCATCTAAAAAGGAGGATAATAACAATGTTAATCAGTAGACATACTTCAATTAGGAATCGTGCGAATAAGCATAATCTTAAAGACAAAAAAGACGAAGATAAGAAAAATGAATCAACTATTTTTCTTTACGGCGATATTGGTGGCTGGATGGGAATCGATGCGCAGGAATGGGTTAAGGAATTAAATGCTCTCACTGCTGATACCATCCATGTGCGAGTGGATTCCGGTGGCGGCGATATATTTGCGGCTCGTGCAATGAAAACAGCAATCATGCAACATAAGGCTAAAATAATTGCTCATGTTGATGGACTAGCCGCGTCTGCTGCCTCATTTTTTATCATGGGAGCCGATGAGATCGAAATTGTCGATGGCGGATTCCTGATGATTCATAAAGCCATGTCGATGATCGATATTCTGGGCTATTTTAACGAAGATGATTTAGCCGAACTCTGCGAAGATATGCAGAAGGAAATGGCATTACATGGTAAAATTAACGAATCCATTGCTAATGACTACGCTAAGAAAACCAAGAAAAAATGCGCTGAATTATTGACTATGATGGATGAAGAAACATGGATGAATGCTCAAGAAGCACTAGATAATGGATTTGTTGACCGGATTTACGATGGTGACGTTGTTGAAGGCAGTTATGATTTCTCTATCTATAACAAAGTACCTGAAATTCTTAAGGGTCGTGGTCAGGTAATGGGTAAACGAGCAGCAGAAAAAGCCCTCCGTGATGCAGGGTTTAGTAATAAGCAAGCCAAGGATTTTGTGGCTAAGGCGTTTAAGGATGAAGCCACAGGTAGCGCACCTGTTGTTAATCAAGAACTGGTTCCCGTAATCCAGCGTGATGTTGAGATTGCGACACAGCGTGATGTTGTGGATGAGCCGATTATTGATAAAATTCCCAATGCTCTTAAACCCAAAAAAGACCGGATTGCGGAATTGTTGACAAGAGCCGAAATAATAGCTCCGTCAATAGATTAATTAACAATTATAACTATTAGGAGTAAAATATTATGAAAACCGTAACTCAGTACCGCGAGGATATTAAAAACCTCATGAAGAAAGTTGGCGATATTGATGCCAAGGCAACCGCCGAAAATCGTAATTTATTTGACAACGAAATAATTTTAAAAAATGAAATGCTGGATGAAGTCGAGTCCATCAAACAGAGCGTAAACGTGTTAGACCGTCAAGCTCGGATTAGCGAAGCTCTTGAAGCACCTCAACCTCGTCAGACCCAGCCAGATAAGATTGCCGATGGTCGAATCCAGATCGTTGACAGGAAAGATAAATTCAATTCTCTCGGTGAAAACTTAATGGCTGTTATTAACGCCGGTCGTCAGGGTGGAACCATTGACCCCCGGTTATTCAATGCCGCTGCCTCTGGGATGAACGAAACCGTTCAGTCTGACGGTGGATTCGCTGTTCAACAGGATTTTGTACCCGGGCTATTAATGGCAACCGAAGCCACGGCAATTCTGGCCCCCAAGTGTCGTCAGCAGCCGATTAGCGCCAATGCCAATTCGATCAAAATCAATGGCGTTGATGAAACCAGTCGTGCAACAGGAAGCCGTCAGGGTGGAATTACTTTCTATAAAGCCGATGAAGCCGACGAAGCAACGAAATCTAAACCCAAACTGCGGAAGATCGAATTAAATCTCCATAAACACATCGGCTTGATTTACCTGACTGAGGAATTGGTTCAGGATGCTGCTGCTTTAGCCGGATACGTAACTTCCATGTTTCCCTCCGAGGCCGCGTTCATGATCGATGACTTGATTTTCCGTGGAACTGGTGTTGGTGAAGCGCTGGGAATCCTGAACTCCGGTGCCTTGGTTAATCAAGCCAAGGAAGGCGGGCAGGCCGTAGATACCATTGTTGCTCAGAACGTAATCAACATGTCCAGCCGTATCTTTGCATCAAGTTTCCCGAATGCCGCATGGTACATCAACCAGATGTGCTTGCCTCAGCTTTATACCATGAGTATCGCAGTTGGAACTGGTGGACAGCTTGTATATGTTCCTGCCGGTGGTCTGAGTGGCGCACCTTATGGGACCTTGCTTGGTCGTCCGGTTATTCCGATTGAGCAAGCCAGCGCATTAGGTGATGTGGGTGATATCGTTCTGGCTGATATGAATGGTTATATTCTGGCTCAGAAAGGCGGAATGAGAACCGAAACCTCGATCCACGTTCGATTTTTGCAGGACGAACAGGTGCTTAAATTTGTGCTGAGAATTGATGGCCAGCCTTTGAGAGCTACTCCGCTTACACCTTATAAGGGAACGCCTACACTTTCACATTTCGTAGCCTTGGCTGCACGTTAAGTTATTAATTTTAAACGCGATATAATAGATAGGTAGTACTAATTTCCACAGGGGGGCGTGATGCTCCCCTTTAGCAAACCCTAAAAAGGAGATTTTAAAATGAAAGCGAAACTTGAAAACATTCACATTGTGCCGAATCTTTACACGCCGATTGATATTGATACACTGGCTGGTGCGAAAAGTCCGTTAATTGTCAAAATGGGTGGTTATGATTTAGCCACAATCATAATTTCTTGGGACGTTCCCAAGGCCGCGGCTGTTGTTACCATTGAATCCTGTTCTGATACGGTCCCTACCGTAGCGACCGCGATTATGTTCCCGTATTACCGTTACGAAACCAGTTCCATCCTGGCCAATGGCGATGTGCATGGTGTTCGTACCTGGACGACAACTGCTGCTGCTGGTCTTATTCCTGTAGCCACTACAACTCCGGCTATGTATGTAATTGAAGTTAAGGCTTCCATGTTGCTTGCCAACCACATTGGCTTCCGTCTGTGTATTGCTGACCCCGGTGCTGCAAGCGTTGGCTGTGCAATGGTGATTTTGTCCGGTGGCCGGTTCCAAGATAGCAACCTTACCTCAATGGCGGTTATCTAATTACTTTTAACTGGAGGATTTAAAATGTTAAGAGAGGAAATTGAATTGGTTAACGCAATAGCTGCTGAAATTGCTACAAAGATTGCCAAGGAACTAATCCAGTCGGCAGTTAATGAAGCCGTTGAAAAAGCAATTGCTAAACTTAAAGTAGCTCCGGTTGTTAAAAGTAAATTTTCCGGAGCTGATAAGGGAGGAATTGAATAATGAATTACAGTCAATCTACAATACAAATGATTGGGAATATAGTTGGCGGCATGAGAACCGAAACCTCGACGTTTGCCAATGCTACGTATATTGTTGTGGCGCAGAAATCGCTTTTCACGGTTTCCGGCAGGGTACGAATCACGTATCTTGGAGTCGAAGCGATAACTGTCTGGTCGGCGGATGCCACCACGATTAAATTTGGTTACGATTCCAGTACACCCGCTATTGCTGCCGTTGATCTTTGTGCTGCCTCTGGTGCGTTAACCTCATTAGCAGTCGGTAAACGTGTTGCTGTTCTTGGCGATGCGTTGGCGACAGGCGCTTTGGAATCTGCAAATCCAGTTGTATCGCTTAAAACCAATCCGGTTGATATTGGGTCGGAAGGTGGATCCGGTGTTATTTATGTAACTGGAGCTGCCGCCGCACAGACCAGCGGAACATCTAAGGCAACTTGCTTGTGGTTCCCGTTGTCTGATGGCGCGTATGTTGAGGCGTTAATCTAATCACAAATTTCATCTGGGAGGGGTGATATAATAAGTTACCCCTCCCTTAAATGAGGATATAATAATGGCTTACGAATTGATTGGGGCAATCAAAAATTTTATCGGAACCGATGCGGCGAAACCGGCCTCTGGATTTCCCGCAGGATCAACATATTGGGCTTACGATACCGGGATAAATTATGTGAGTTATGATGGTGTGAATTGGGTTGCTAAGGGAATAGTTTCTACTTTAAAATCCACTACAATCGATCTTCAGCAAGCCGCGAATACCTACGATCTGTTTACCGGAACCACACAGGATGTCTTAGTCACACGATTAATAATTGCGCTTCCCAATGTGAATTGTGCCGATGATGCTGCCCTGACTTCAATTTCCATCCAAACCAACGACGCTACTCCACAAGTTATTATAAGCGCTGTATCTGGGGCGGTAGCTAATCTTACCGCATCTGCTCAGCTATCATGGGTTGGGACAATTCTGCTCGCTGCAACAAAAAAGATTCAATTAACTATTGCCGGTGGTGCTGCTGATGCGGCTACGGCTTGTAAAGTTACTGCTGAATACATGCCGATAACTGCCGGTGGATATTTAGCATAATTTAGTGGGTGATTGTTATGCAGCAATTAAACGGACAAGACATTAGTGCTGAAATAAATGAGATAGCCCTAGACTTAGATTATGTCGAAGGCCATTGCCATCATAATGTACGATGGTTTACTAAGCAAGCTGTGCAGACCGCGACCGAATGGGGGATTGCGTTATCCTCTAATCTTTCTGGTTTCTATCGGGCAATCTCTGGTAACGGAGTCTATGGAGCCGATGCAAACGATGAAGCCAAGCTATTAGGAGCTGATGATAGCATTCCGATTCCAGGTATGATTTACGGAGACATTGATGAAATTTTAATTATTGCTAATTCCTCAAGCACTGTTTATTTATGCCGTTTAATTCATGGGACCGGAACCCTAGAAGATGCTGTTATCGCTAACCAATACACAGAGTTTCCTTATCTTCGTGGCAACGCAGATAATGTAAGAAAGGTTATGAATATCCCTTCTATGAAAATACCACTTATATCTGGTGGATTGCGTACTAAAGTTTGGGTACAGTGTATGAACGCAACCGATAATGCTACTTTTGATTTTGTTATTGGGATACATGGATATGGTTTCTAAAATATTACAAATACTAAATCGGAGGAACACATCAAGATGGCAATAAATACTGACATAAATTTAATCAATGTATTTTTAAACGGAGGCGTTGTTATAACGTCGCTATCAATCACTGGTTACTTCCTAAACAAATGGATAAAAGATACCGCCATCGCAGTAAAAGAAACAGCAGACAAGCTATCAATGGTTACCGAACAACATAGTCGAGACCTAGCTCAAGTCACGGAAAAAAACAGAGAAGAAGTCAAAAATACAACCAAGGGAATCGTTAACAGCATCGATAAACTTGCTGATCAGGTTAGAATTGCTAATGGCAGAACTGGTAAGATTGAAACCGGGTTGGCGGTGCAGCTAGCGTTATGCCAGGAACGAACATCGAAAGCAAGTTGCGAGGCCGGTAAATGACGATAACGGAATTAATTACGAGTCATGAAGGCAGAAAAAGAAAACCCTATAAGGATACGGCGAAACCTCCGAAGTGGACCATTGGTGTTGGTTGGAACATAACAGATCGGCCATTACCAAAACCGATTAAGGCCTATCTGGACGAACACGGAGAGATTGCCGAGGAAATGATCGACGCGCTGCTGGAAACATCAATTAAGGAAGCTACGCAGGATTGCAAAGACCTATTCCCTGATTTTAATTCATTTGCTGAAAACCGCCAAATGGCATTAATTGATATTATTTTCAACATGGGTCGGTTTAAGATTAGTCATAAATTCCCCACATTTGTTCATAACGTAAATATTGAAGACTGGCAAGCCGCTGCCGATGAACTAAAATACACTAACGGCAAGACGAAAACAAAACAATCATCTTATTGGATACAGCTTCATGGTGATCCCGACAGAACCGATGATGGTAAAAAAGAACGACCGGAAACGATTTATGAAATGTTGATCGGAGGATAAACTATGTGGCCTTTTTGTCAGGTATTTGGATGTCCATTTAGGAAGGAGAACGAAATCAAGGCTGATAAGTTGAAGGCCGAGAGAGACAAGGAATTGGAATGGCAACGACAAGCAATGATTGAACATGGTATTAATTACGGTGGGATGATTTACGTTGAGGGCCAACAAAATGATTAAACGTGTTCTCTGGTGGACGATAGTTACTGGTCTTATGCTTTGGGTCAGAATAAAATGTAGTATCGCTGGAGCCATTGTGGGATGGCAATTATGGAATAGTGAAATGGTCAGACAGGCGCGACTTAACGAATTAATCAAATAAAGGAGATGTTATGAAAAAGTTATTTGTAGGAATGCTGTTGTTGGTAATGTTAACGGGCTGCACGGGATTAAACACGGCGATAAGCAATCCGGCGATTAACGCGGTTACGGATACTGCTTTTGTCTTGGTGTTGCAAAACAATCCAAATTATAAACCAGTCGTAATAACCGCATTAAATTCAATCAAGGTTTTCCTCAGCGACAAAGTAACATACGATCAGCTCATAACCGAGATAGCTAAACAGCTCCCCGGTAAATACACTGTAGTTGCCACAATCTTAACCGCATATATTGCAGCCGATAAACCGATTTCAGAAACCTATTTGTCGATGTTGGATAGCTATAAATCCGGGATAGTCACAAAAATTGATAGACTTATTCTGCTTGCCGGAGTCTAAAATGACGCAGATACTTTCTACTTTAAATGTAGATTATCTCAACAATAGCAATTATGTGGTGCTAGGTCGTCCATTTGGTTTTGTTTCCAATGTACTGATAAAACACGGATTGCGACAGGTTGGTTGGGAACTTCGCCCAGCTGGACATGAGGACGAGTTCTGGTTACCGGCTGGGTTTGTATTTGATTTTGAGAGCACTCCAAACCTAATCCGTGGACCACTTGGTGAAAACAAACGTGGTGGAGCTGGTCACGATGGGGTTTGCCGGAAAAATGTTTTAATGTGTTGGGATGGAACAGGTAATGAAATTACGAAAAGTATTGCTGCCGACATTTATTTTGAAATCATGGAATACTGCGATGCAATTAACTTCAAGACAGCAGACCATTATACCGTTACCAAGCCTTGGTTTAAGTTAAAGGATTGGTCGCGACGCTGGGCAAAAAGTACGGTTGTCCGATACTGGCCGGGAGATTATTT